GTCTTGCGAGTGTCGGCGGGCAAGACCTACCGACGTATGACCTATCCGTAGCCATTGCTGTAAAAAGGAGCTAACCATGGCAACTACAACTTTCCTGTCCAACGCGACCATCAACATCACTCAAGGTGCCACCACCTATGACTTGTCTGACCAAGCGAACCAGTGCACACTCACCATCGGCTCCGACTCGCTCGAGATCACAGCCTTCGGCGACACGGGCCACAAGTTCGCACCGGGTCTTCAGTCGGTTGACGTGAGCATCACTTTCTTCTTGTCGTACGGTGGCACAGGTGCCACGTCGGAAGTGGAAACAGCACTTGCAGCGATGGTCGGTCTCGGTACCACCACACTCGTCATCAGCCCATCGGGCACGACCGAGTCGGCGTCTAACCCTGAGTACACAATCACCAACGCAATGCTTGCGTCGTTTACGCCTATCAACTCCACCGTGGGTGAGATGGCAACCGTGACCGCAAACTGGGTCGGCGGCACTTGGGCACGCGACATCACCTGATCCAACACATAGGGAGAAACTATGAAACTGACATTGCAAGTCACCGAGCGTGACCAGCACTACACCGTCACGACCAACCTTGGCGTGATTGTGGCTTGGGAACGCAAGTTCAAGCGCAAGGCGTCACAGCTGGGCGAAGGCATCGGAGTCGAGGACCTAGCGTTTATGGCGTGGGAGTGCTGTAAACAAAACAGCATTTCAGTACCCATCGTCTTTGACGAATACGTGAAGCGTCTCGAGAACATTGAAGTGGTGGACAACGAACCTGTAAACCCTACGACCGAGGCACATACAACTACGGACTAGCGTCTTTGCTACTTCGCACAGGGTATTGGCCTCCTGACATACCATTTGACCTAGACACACTGGCGACAGTGCTAAAGGCAGCCGAAGACATGAAGGAGGGCTAGATGCCTAACGCAATCGAAACCCAGCTTGAGATGGTCGGAGTGAAAGAAGCGTTGCGTGCTCTCAACAGCATTGACAAGAAAGCGCGTCGGCAGGTAACCAAGGACTACGCCCAGATTGTGTCTACGGTCGTGCAGGAGGCTCGCGCTAGCACTCCTACGGAGCCACCACTGTCTGGTATGGCTTACTCGTGGAAAGCCCGTCGAGTGGCACCAATTTTTCCGTGGAACAACGCAAAGTCTGACCGGGCTATCAAACCGTTCGTGTCGGGTAAGAAGCCACGCAAATACAACGCTTATGTTTCTGACCTTGCTTCGTTTGGTATCAAGTGGACAGCAGCCGACGCCCTTGCTATTGAAATGTCGGGTAGTGGTCCTGTACCCACCGAAAAGGGTAAAGAGATGGTGCGCGCGTTGAATCAGCGTTACGGCACACCGGGTCGTTTCTTGTGGAAGGCTTATGAGCGCCACGCCGAAACCGTGTTAGCCGAAACCGAGAAACTGATCCGCAAGGTTATGAAGCAAGTCGAGAAAGAAATCTGATGGCTATCAAAATCCCAATCATTACTACGTTTGCGGGCGAGGGCATCCAAAAAGCCATCAAGTCGTTCAAGCAACTTGAGACCGCTAGCGATAAGGTCAAGTTCGTTCTCAAGGCTGGCGCTTTGGCTGGCGCTGCGGCTTTTGCTGCGTTGGGTGCAGCTGCGTTTCAGGCTGGGCAGGCTCTTGTCGGGTTTGCTCGTATGGCTGCCGACGATGAGAAAGCCCAGAAGCAGTTAGCGCTGTCTATTCGTGCGTCTACTAAGGCTACGGATGCCCAGATTGCGTCGGTTGAGGATTACATTGACGTGACCCAGCGCGCTGTCGGTGTGGCCGATGATGAGTTGCGTCCTGCGTATGCCCGTATTATTCGCTCGACTCGTGACTTTGACAAGGCTCAGCGTTTGCTTAATTTGGCGCTCAATGTGTCTGCGGCGACCGGTAAGCCCCTAAAGCAAATCGTTGAAGCCCTGTCCAAAAGTTTTGACGGATCTAATACGGCAATTACTCGTCTTGGTCTTGGCTACGACAAAGCCCAACTCAAGGCAATGTCTTTCAACGACATCCAGAAGGATCTTGAAAAGCGGTTTAGCGGGTCGGCTTTGGCTAACGCTGAAACTTTTGAGGGCACGATGGCTCGGTTCCGTATCACAGTTGACGAATTAAAGGAGTCGCTAGGTGCTGCACTTTTGCCGTACCTGAAGCGCCTAGCGGAGTACGGCATCCAGATTGCGGACGCGTTCGGTAAGGACGGCGTTGCTGGAGCCTTTGCCGAGTTAAAGTACATTCTTACTAATTTGCTGTATGGCAACAACGGCCAACTCAACGCTGCTGGTCGAGCCTTAAACGACCTAATCATGAAGTTCAACACTCTTAGCAAATACTTCAACGTTGGTGCCACTATTACTGATTACGCAACTGGTAACGCTTTTATCCGCGCTACTGGTCAGTTGACTGGTAGCCCAATTCAAGGCTTCGGCGTCCCACAGGCTCCGACCCTTTCCACTTTGCCAGGCTTTAGGTTGCCGGGTCGTAACCCTGAGAACGCACAAGTGCAAATCAACATGATGGGCGTAGTCGGTGACCGCCAAGCCATCGGACAATACGTCGACGCTGCTCTGCGCCAGTGGCAACGCCGAAGCGGTAGACGCTAATGCCGTACCCCGTCGCTGTTGTTGAGATTGCGTTTACAGACGGCCCGTATGTGGTGTCGCCCACTTGGACTGATGTGACCGCCTATGTGCGCGGTATGGACATCTCCCGAGGCATCCCCGACGACTGGACTTTGCAGGCTGACGGTTCTGCAACGGTAACCCTGTCTAATCGTGATCGACGCTTTGACCCGTTCAACACGACAGGACCGTACTACGGCAACTTACTTCCGCGACGCCAAATCCGTATACGCGCCACCCACGCAAGCACTACCTACGACGTGTTCCGTGGCTTTATCGCCGGGTGGCCACCCGAGTGGACCGACGCAGGCACCGACTCGACTGTCACCTTGTTCTGCTTTGACGCTTTGCAGCTGCTTGGCTCGTCGTCGCTCCCTGCGGACTGGTCACGCGATTACATTCTCAGCCAGTCGCCACGCCACTACTACCCCTGCGATGAACCCGTTACCCCGTACACAGGCACTAGCACACTCAAGGATTACGGGTCCATTCCACTGAACATCACTGCGTCCGCCACCGCTATCAACGGCGGTGAACTCGCACCAGGTTTGCCAGGTAACTCGATACAGGCTGCCGTTTCAAGTGCAGGCACGTCAGGTTTTGCGACCACCGCAGCAAATACCGATTTCAGTGTCTCAATGTGGGCCGTTATGGATTCCACTTCTGCAACCACAGGCGGTGCAGTGGGTGCATACGGATGGGCCATCGGCTGGGATCCAAACACAGGGCAATACGTTGTCACTATCCAAGACCAAGCTGCGGGCTTGACCCGAACGTATACATCGTCTAACACTTACGACGGTTCGCAACCAAGTCACGTCACTTTCTCATTCAACGTCACCAGCAAGGCATTAGTCCTAATGGTCGACGGTGTTATCGGTGCGACAACGAGTGCAACGGCCGGAGCCATTATCATCATCGTCGGTGAGAATGTCGCCCTTGGTACGGGACAGTTTCAACAGGTGTGCGTCTGGACGGGCCTTATTGCTCAAGCCACAGTGCAGGAAATTATTCGCAGGTCTAAAGCGGTGTTTCCCGAAACCACCAGCGCCCGCTTCAACCGCATCATTGCTGAAACACCCTTCAGCGCGTCCCTAACGAGCGTCCCAGCGTCGCCTGCGTCATCGGTGCTGGACATCACAAACGACGCCCCTACGGCCGTTTCAGAACTAGGCAAAGTTGCGGTGTCGGAATACGCCCCGCTGTTTGTAAACAAGGCTGGCACCGTCACCATGTACAGCCAGTCACAAATCCGCAGCCAGACCAAGTCGATTGTCCCGCAGGCCGAATACGGCAACGGCGTCGGCTTCATGGGCAACTCCATCGGCACCGAAGTGCAGCTGCAATACGACGGCGACTCAATGCGCAACGTCTCTAACGTCCAAATGAGTGGCGGCGGTGTTTACATTCAGACCAACTCGAGCAGTGTCACCACCTACGGCGAAGCGGAACAGTACGTCGAAACACAGGTTGCTTCATTGGCTGACGCCGTTGACATTGCCAACATCGTGAACGGCTGGGGCGGGAATGTATACGCCAAGGCGTCACCGGTGTCGGTTGTCCTGTCGCCTACCGCGTCGTGGGCTTCTACGCTCGGGCTCGAGTTGTTTGACAGGTTTACTTTGCAGGTCACTCCACCGTCAGGCAACGCGATCACGACGCCGATGCTGACGTCTCGTATTGCGCACTCGGTCACGCCTGAGCGT